CTACGACATCATGTTCGGTGCCGCGGCCGCGGACACGACCCAGGCCGAAGTTCTGGTCACCGCTTAAGGCTACCCATGAGAATCGCCACAACCATCTCGGTGGACCGAAACGACAAGGCTAAGATTGTCGCCGGCCCCGAAGTCGATGCGTCACTCCAGCGCACCGCCTTCAACACCGCGACCATCCCCGAAGGAGGCAAGCTCATCCTGTGGATACAGGGAGCCCTGGCACCGAAGATCCGCAAAGGTTAAACAACCAAAACTGGGGAGGCTGTTGGACACGCTGACAGCCTCCCCTTTAACCGAAAAACAATTTTATGGCCGTCCAAGCAGACATTTCGACTGAATATTCAATGGGCCGCGAGGGCTTTGCGCTGGTCACCAGCACCGCCGCTCAGACCGGAAACTACTCGGCACTGATCCCGACTGAGCCGACGGTGTTCACGTCGATCACCGGCTTCCAGATCAGCGGCACTTGGACCTCAAAGACCATCCCGGCTGGGTTTCCGCTGGTGGGCAATATCACCGGCTTTCAAATCTCATCCGGTTCTGTTGTAGCGTTTAACGCCAGAGCCTAATGATCTCAATAGGAACATCAATCAACAGGACGAGATCCTATAATGGGATCATGCCTGAGCCTCCGATTATGCGGAGGGATGTTCTACAAGAGGACGAGACATTCCTGCTGCAAGAAGATGGAACTAGCAAGCTCGTTATTTCGTATGGCACATTCGACAGCATAGTGCTGGAAGATGGCTCCACATTTTTAACACAAGAAGACTTGGGAAAACTAATCTTAACAGTTTACTGATATGGCAGACGCTAAAATCTCAGCACTAACAAACCTAACGGCAGCCGATGCAATAAATGACATGATCCCGATTGTGGACGTGTCGGATACTCCACCAGCCTCGGGGAATACCAAACGCATCAGCATCAACAATCTGCTCTCATCCTCGCCAACCGCGAGTGGAGCACTGACTGTCACCGGACTCGTTACCGCTGGCTCCGCCACCATCACCGGCGATCTGACGGTGGACACCTCGACGCTGAAGGTCGATTCGACGAACAATCGGGTTGGTATTGTACAAGCAACTCCGCTGTATCCTTTGCATCTTGTCGGTGAGTTTGGACTTGAGGAAGCATCTGCTGGCAATGGCTCGAAGCTCCGCATGATAGGGCAATCTACCAAGTACAATTTCAGACTTGGTAAACAGATCGCTGTAGACAATGCCTTTGAAATCACTCCGTCCACCGCTGTCGGTGGGACGACGTTTACCAATCCGGTTTACACCGTAACGTACGACGGCATTCATACGTTCCTCGACGGTGCAGGCGGCACTCGAATGACCCTGAACTCCTCGGGGCTGGGCGTTCAAGTCACTCCGTCTGCTCCGTTGTGCGTTAAGACTCGCAACTCGGATTCGGTTGGTCTTCGCGTTCTTCAATCGACTGGCGGCACTTCTGGAATCCAGTTCACCGATGATCCTGTCACTGCTGATTGGGGTTCAATTCTGGCCACGAGTACGAACGTAATTCTGCGTTCAAATTCGTTTTTGCAATTCCAGACTGGTGGAGCTACTGAGCGGATGCGAATTGATTCGAGCGGGAATTTAATTCCTATTCTTACAGCAACACCACCTACACTGGCAACAAATAGTCAGATGGTTTTTAATCTGACCAGCAACACCAACCTCCGCATCTCTGTTCGCGGCACTGATGGCACCACTCGCACAGCCAACATCACTCTCGCCTAACCCCATGATTACCCTCTCTTGGATCATCGAACGCCTTCTCGTTAAGCCGACCGAAGGCTCCCTCACCGATGTCGTAATTACCGCCGACTGGCGTTGCAACGGCACTGACGAAACCTACAGCGGCACCTGCTATGGCTCATGCTCTTTCCAACCGCCGACTGGTGAGTTCACGCCTTACGAAGACCTGACCGAGCAGCAAGTCTTGAACTGGTGCTACGAGAATGGTGTCGATCAAGCGGCTATTGAAGCCAACGTCTCATTGCAGATTGAGAATCAGATCAATCCGCCCGTTGTGACGCTGCCGTTGCCGTGGGCGGCGCAGCCTTTACCGCCGGTGCCGCCTCCGGTTAAGGTTGCGGAGCCGGTGGTTATCGCTGATTCTGCCGTCGTATGATCAAGATAGAACTCACTCAAGAGCAGGCCAACAGCCTCCTTCAACTCATTGACATTGCGGTTAAGGCTGGTGGCGTTGCTAACGCCCGTGCAGCCCTTCCGCTTGTGGACCTCATAGTCGCAGCCGCACAGCCTAAATCCGAGTAATGGAACCAACGAACAGCAGCACCAGCCCTGGACTCAGCCTAGCAGCAGCGGCAGGTGCCACCGCTGTTTCGTTTCTTCCGGTACTGACTGACTGGGTTCGCCTTATCACCGCGCTGATAGGCTTACTTTGCGCCTGTTACGCCGCGTTTCGATTATTCCGATCCAAATGAAAAACACAAAAACAACTCTCGCCGGTGTAGGTGCCATTCTGGTCGCTGTTGGTGGGGCTCTCAAGGCCCTGTTCGACGGTGATCCGACAACCAACCTGGACCTGACTACGACCATCGCAGCGGTCACTGCTGGTATCGGCCTGATCTGGGCTAAGGATGCCAAGGACGCTGTCGAAGTTCCTAAGCCGTGAACTGGGTCTACCAGATCCTAAAAGCTCTGTTGGATTGGCTCCGCGAAACACCACCCACCGATGTGCAACATGGCAAAGCTCCCGATGCCCTCAAGAGCGATCTGGATGGCCGCATTGCTGACCTGCCTGGGTTGCCAGATGACCAGGGTGGTCCTGGTGCCAAGCGGTGATCCGGTGATGCTGGCCAAGCCGGTGAAGGCCAGCGTCTATGCTTTCGATGCCGACAAGAAGCTGGTCGGGCCATCCCGGGTAACCCTCCCGGCTGGCTGGTACGTCCTACCCAAGAAATAAAACTATGGCCCAGCAAACGATCAACATCGGCACCATCGCCAACGACAACACCGGGGACACTCTCCGCGGCGCCGGCGAGAAGATAAACGACAACTTCGACGAGCTGTACGCCGCCCTGCCGTTGGTCACACCGACGACCTGGGTGCCGACCCTCATCGACTCCGGCGGTGGCCGCACCTTCAGCATCACCACCAACACCGCCCGACACACTACCATCGGATGTGTGACCACCTTCACCGCGGACGTCACCGTCAACTCGGTGACCGGATCCGCAACGGGCAACCTCCGGCTGTCGCTGCCCGACCCCGTCACCTACGAGGCCGCCGCCGCGGTGTGGCTGACCAACGGAACCAACCAGGCCAAGACCGCCATCATCGCTCGCCTAATCGCCGGCACCAGCTACCTCGAGCTGTCGCATTTCGAGACAGGAGACGCCGATAGCCTAGCCCCCCATCTCCAGGCCACCAGCCGTCTGATAGTGTCCGGCACGTATTTCACAGCCTAACATGACCACCATCGGCTCGAGTCTCCAGCAGGGCATGGCAGTGCTCCAGCAAATGCTGGGGGCGCCGATGTTTATCTGGGAAGGGACGTCGATCCGGTGCATCCCGGCAGCAGTCAACGATGCCAACGTGCCTATCTCCGGTGGCTTTCAAGACAATGTGAGCTCGAGGATCCTGGTCATGTTCAGCGACTGGAAGACCTGCGATTCGACGCTGGTCTCGATGGACTCGACACTCTACACGCTCGACCAGGGGACGACCTTCTCCAGGCTACTCAAGGAGGACGGCCTATTCATCCTCCAGGAGAACAGCGACCGCATCGCCCTGACCTTCTGCAAGCCTCGGCCGGTGGTCGGTAGGACTCTGGTCTACCAGGGACGCACCCTCCGCATCCTGTCCTGCCGTGTGGATGCCTCCGGCGCCTACTACAACCTCGAGCTGGGGGCAAAGACCAAGTGAAATTCGGAGTCAACATGACGGTCGACAGCGGCAAGTTCGACCTTGCCATGAAGCAGTATCTGCTGACGACAAGCCGCGACCTTCACAAGGCCATCAACAGCAGGTTCTTCTACCTGATGGTCCGGCTGTTCGTTTTGGTGCCGCCCAAGAGCCCGGGCCAGGAGCGCCGGAGAATCGCCGACTACCTGGGCACGCCCGTCGGTGACATCAACCGGAAGAGCAAGAAGACAGGCAAGCGCATCGGCAAGTCCCGCATCCTTCGCCGGGTGCACCTCATCGCTCAGTCGAAGGAAGCTAAGGGCGGTCGCCGCGGCCTCTATGGCGAGGAGATGAAGGCAGCAGCCTCGGCCCTGATGCGGAAGGCCATCGGGTCCGTCGGCTACCTCAGAAGCGGTGTGGTGAAGATGATCCGAGTCTACAACAAGGGATTCAGCCAGTTCCAAAGCCCAAAGTGGAAGCCGCTATCTAAGCCCCCGGGCTACAAGGCACCCAAGCAGACCAACGGCGCCCTCATCTCACTGGCCAACCAGTACGGCCTCCCCCAGGAGAACGTCGCCACACACAAGGGCACCAAGGCCCGAGGGATCCAGGCTGTCCCAGGATTCAACCCGACAGCCTCGGTGGTGATGACCGCCGGTGTGGCCGACAACCAATACAACCGGGTATCTCAAATTTACGACCAGGCCATGCAGAAGGCCATGGACGACGAGACGACGGAGATGATCAACCACATGACCGAGGCCCTATTGGCCAACGGTAAGGTTCTTGAAGACAACGGAATCTCAATCAAATGAACGCCGTCGCCCTAAGAGCTGAACTTGCAGTCGCTGACTACCTGGCGGCCGCCGACTGGTCGGCCTCCGGCGCCGGCACGCCCACCTGCCTCACGTCCTACAGCCGCGGCCTCTACGACGACCCAGACGACCAGGACGTCATGCCCAACTTCCCGCGCCTGGTAGTCTCGACCAACTCGGCCAGGCCAATGCAGCGCACCGACCTGACCTGTGAGATCGAGATCGCTGTCGAGCTTCAGCTCTCGGCCGACGACACCGACGAGGCTGCTGTCCTGACCACTGTCCAGGTGCTCGACAACCTGATCCTGCCGCTGTTCGACGACACTGGGGCCTCGGCCTTGGATGCCGCGGCAAACGATCCCAGCGGCCCGTTTACCGCGCAATTCGCAGCCCCTCTGGACTTTGGTGGCTCATCAATCTCTAATCGGTCCAGGACGTTCACCAGGACATTCACCCTCTACTGTTCCGCAACCATCTAACACAAAACACACATGGCATTCACACAAGGCAGTAAATATATCTTTGGCTCACCAGCCGTCCTAGAACTCTACGACGCTGCGGGAGGACTTGTCGTCACCGGCTACGTCTCGCCTGACATGGAATCCTACGACATCAGCCACGAGGCCGACACCGATGAAGTCCGCAACAGCAAAGGTGAGGTTGTCGGTCACATCGGCTACAACAATCGCCTGACGCTGACCGTCAACTTCATCCCGGCCAATACCACCAGCAAGGCCAACGCTCTGCTGTCTGCCGCGCTGCCTGACGTGAATGGCACCTGCATTATCTCTGGCGCCCCCGAGATCGAGGTGGGTGGTTACGCTGACGCTATCAATGCTGTAACCGGCAATCGCTGGATCTATGCCGGCGGTGGTTCTATTAAGACGACTCAGACCGGCAAGGCTACTGGGACAATCACACTGAAGCGTTACCCTGGAATCATCGTCACCGGCGCCGCGACTAATCTCAACGCGTGAGCCAACTGGCCGCCATCCTGACCGCTACGTCGAAGCCCTGTCCGATTGTGATGGGGCTCCGCCTGGTTCCGTATTCGGTGGGACATTCCCTGGTGCTCCATCGCATCGGTTCCCCCCTGGTTGTCGGTGGTCATGTAGGCCGCGCGGACTTGATGACCGCGGTGCTGGTATGCTCCCAGCCGATCAAGGAATCGATGGCTTCCATCTATTCACCATTCCGCAACCTGGCGCTCAAGGTTTGGACCTGGAAGGTGAAGCGCCTATTGTTCGAGGCTGAGCTGGACAAGTGGAACGAGTGGATGGCCGAGCAGTCGACCGCCCCAGAGATCCTGAGCAAGCCAGGTGTATCGAAGCAGCTCGCAATGCCGTGGCCTGAGCGGATGCTGGCCTGCTGCCTAGAGATCGGGCTTCAGGAGGACACTGTCCTAGCCATGCCTATCGGTGACGCCGAGCGCCTTGTCCTAGCTCGAGCCGAGAGCCACGGGGACATAGAGCTGTGGAGCCCTAAGGACGAGGCCATGTGGCGGTGGATGAAACAGCAGGAACCAATCAAGAACTGACGCCATGGCTATCTTCTCACTAATTGCAAAACTCGGACTTGATGGCACCAACTTCGAGAGTGGGCTCAAACGATCCCAGTCGATGGCTAAGGGCGTCGGCAAGGAAGTCACTGGGACATTGGCCGCCATGTTCGCAGTCGACAAAATAGCTCAATTCGGGCTGTCAATTGTCGATGCTGCCGGTCAGATAAACGACCTCTCGACTCGCCTAGGTGTTTCGGCTGAGTTCCTGCAAGAAATGCAGTTCGCCGCAAAGCAAAGCGGAGCCAGTATTGAGGACGTGGCCGGAGCTGTTGAAAAGCTCTCCATTGCCCGAATGAAGGCATTAGGTGGAGACCAGAAAACCATTGAGAACTTTGAGAAGATGGGTGTTTCAATGGACTCCATCAGAAGACTTGGATCAGAGGATCTATTTAAGGCGCTAGGAGAACCGTTTGCCGCTGGAATAGATCCTCAAAAACTCATCGCTCCATTTAAAGAACTGGCAGGCAGAGGAGCCGGCGCGCTTATCCCGGCTATGGTTCAAGGATTAACCGACTCAGCACAACAGGCCCGTGATCTAGGCATCGTGATCGACACCGAGGTAATCGACGCACTCGACGACGTCGCTGATCGCATGGACACGCTGAAATCGGTTCTCATGTCGACCGGCGCTGCGCTTATCGCCTACCTGATCAACCCGCTTCTCAAGTACACTGAAGCCACTGTTGCCGGCATCCACGGTTTCCTTATGGCAACTAACACCCCAGAAGGCGGAAAGGATATGAAGAGCGAAGAGATGATGAATCACATGGGGAGGCAGTTTAACCAATCATTTCTATCTTCCTTAGAAGAACAGGAAGCGGCTCTAACCAAGAAAAGAGAAGACCGAGTCAAACGCTCCGCACTCAGAGGTCAATCGACTGAAGCCACATCAAATCTGTCACAAAAAGGCCTGATGATACAGCCAACTGATTCCCTAGCTCGAACTGGTGGATTCACATCATTCCAAGCCAACCTGGACAAGTACTTTGGTTCGGTGAGGAATCAGGCTCAAGACATCTCCGACATCGCCGCAAACACCAAGAAAACAGCAGAAGCTGTTTCCGAATAACATGGCAACGATCCACCAAGCACCAGAGCTGTCCGCCTTCCCTGGATTCATTGAGGTCAGCCGCCGCTTCGATCAATCCGGTTCCAACACTGGTCCGGTGTGGACGTTTGAATACCGCGGCACAAAAGATGCGATTAGAAATGCCACCAATTTCTGGTCAAGCGTAGGAGCAAAATACAGCGTCATCGAAGACGGTCCTTATTCATCGGCAAGTGTTATTTTCTCAGGCCCAAATTACTTTGATCCAAGTGATCCACTAGAAACGGCATACATTCCGGTGGCTGGTCAAGAGGATCCAGACATCCGATACGAGTTTAGAACCGACTACGTCGACGTCTCGGTCTTTGCTCTTCCTGCTGTCGTTGAAGAAGCGGAGAAATCAGGAAACCCGGCAGGTTACAAACTCGCCATTGAAGAAGCGGTCAAATCTGGAAAGAGACTTACCGGAATCGTTGAGAACGGAGAACGTATCACATATTGGGACGATAAGCCGGTGGGAAGACGAATCTGGGAAAAGCTATCCCGCGGTGAAGATTCATTCCCGCTGGCTCGAATCAGCTTAAGCCGTGTTGCTACATTCTCAGGTGTTCTAGGCCTTCCTCAGGTTCCGATAGGAATACCTCCTGTCTACACGGCAGCCAGTTTCCCAATCGCACTGGGGCTGCCTTTCAATGTTTCTAGAATGCTTCCAAATGTTCCAACAGACTTAAAAACAGGAAGGGTCATGGCACCCTCAGGGTCAGTATGGGGATGGAAACAAACAAACTACTCAAGCAGTCTTGTGGTGAAAACCAACATGGTTGAGCAGAACATATCTTGGACTTTTGCAGCATACGACACCGACATTTACCCGATGGTCTAAACTCTAACACCTACCCACTAACACTATGGCAGACGAAATCCAAATGACGGCCCGGTTGTACGCCTCTAAAAACGGCGCTTACCTACCCTCGGTCACCTACACCAAGAGCGCCACCATGGTCGGCACCGACATGGGCAGCCAGACTCAGGCCATCGGCACCGCATCTTCTGAGACCCTAGACGTTCCTGTCGACGTGACCAGCCCCTACAAGGTGCTGATCTCCAACCTAGACTCGACCAACTACGTCGAGCTGTCGTTCACCTCTGGCTTCGCCGCGGGTGCCGGCACGATGCGCTTACCGGCAGGCGAGACCATGCTGATCCCGTACATCAACACGAACCTCTACCTGATTGCAAACACCTCCGCGGTGACCATCCAGGCCACCTTCTGCGAGATTTAACGCACCAACCCTATGGCAAACGAAGTCGAGATGTCCGCGCGGCTGTACGCCAGCAAAGGCGGCGCTGTGATCAACTCACTGTCTTACAGTGCTATTGCCAACATGACCGGCACCGACATGGGGCAGCAGACCCAGGTGGTCGGCACTAGCGACGAGGTTCTGGACCTCACCGCTGATCTGTCTACACCCTATCGCCTCCTGGTGGTCAACCTAGACCTAGTTAACCCGGTCTCTATCGGGCCTTCCTCACCGTACTCGTTCCAGATCCCAGCCGGGCAGTTCATCCTGATCCCGTGGGTCGACGCTACGATGTACGTCAAAGCCAGCAACAGCTCCGTAAAGATCTTCGCCCAGTTCTGCGAGCTATAGCCATGGCCATCCAACTGCCCTCCAAACTGGCCGAGACCGGCCTTAAGGCAGACCATGCCCGGGCCATTAACCAGCTCATCGAGGCCGTGCGACGGTCCCAGCTCATCGCCGGGCCTGGCCAACGGGTCGAGCAGAACGCCAACGGCACGACCCTAAAGACCCCGGTGATGTCGACAACGGTGCAGACCTCCGAGGAGTCCTGGTTCTACTGACCCATGCCCTACGCTACCGACAGGAAAGACAAGATGTTCACGGCCTACAACCTGAACACCTTGTACAGCCGGTTCGACGCGAAATGTCGGGCAGCGTTGAATGAGATGGGTCCGCTCTGGGCGCAATCGAGATTCCAGCCTTTTGATAACTGGTCAGCGCCGTTCCCTTACGGCGTCTGGTACGTCTACCGGAACGATCCACAGACGGCCATGCGCCTGCATGACGACGGAGGCGTGCCTGACCCGTCCATCCCTGGCATCGGCTACTACCGCGACGAGCACAGCCAACAGGCAGCCAAGATCGCCCTGTCGAAGCTGGAGAACAAGTACCTGGACACAGCCGGAGGCCAGGTCTACGTCGACCACCACAGCACATCTGGCGATCCTTTCACCTGTGACGTCGGATCGATCCACTACAGCTTCGAGCTACTTCGCCGTGAGGTGGCCGGCATCCAGTACGACGTGCACCTCGGCTGGGATCCTCAGGCCGGCTCAGGCCTGACGTCCTATGTCCGCGGCAGCCTCGGGCCTTCCGACCCCACACTGCCTCCTGGTCGGAT